CCTCCTTGAGGGGACCCTTCTGGACATGTGTCCAGTTAATTACTGGCCACCACGATAAACCATGCAAAACCAACTAAAAACCTACTTCGACGGAACGCGCGTTTATACAGAAACCAAGACCTATGTCTCCGGTGCAACGACTGTTACACAACAGAAGTACACTGGCCAGCAGAACGGGCAGCGTGAGTTTAGCTTTACCGGATTTGGTTCTTCCGGAAAGCCACCTTACAAAGTCCCAACTGCCGGTACATATTTACTGAGGAAGTACTCCGGCAAAACCGGTAGGAAATCCACAGTAGACTGGACTTGGAATCCGAAAATCGTGCGGGAAGACGAAGGGTCTATAGCTGGCAATGGTTCATGGGCGGATAAAGAATCATCGTTCGACGGAACGGTGTACAACCGGGCTATAACCAAGCTCTACGAGAACATCCGGCAGTCAGAGAGTAATTTGGCTCTGACTATCGGTGAAGCTCGTGAGACTGGTCGTATGCTCCAGGTTGGCCGCTCTCTAGCTGAGATTGTATCAACTGCTAGACGTGCCAAACGCCAATTTCTGATGAACCCATCGAAAACCCTTAGCTCGGTGTGGCTATCCTATCAGTATGGATGGCGGCCCTTGTTTATGGATATCTATGGGTATCTGAATTGGACGTATTCCCTTTTAAACGAGGGAATCCCAGTTATTGGCCGCGCAACGCGTAAAGAGAATGCGAACATTATCCAGTCTTGGTCCAACCCCTATCCGGGTGTTGGCACGACGACTGGCGTTCGCCTCTGGCGTTGCGAGGCTAAATGCTGGGTTGGAGTCTCTGATTCTGCTTGGTTTAATTTAGCGCGCATCACTAGTCTCAACCCGCTTTCAATCGCTTGGGAACTTGTTCCCTTGTCTTTTGTAGCAGATTGGTTCTATGATGTTGGGGGGTACCTTCAAAACATGGAGGCATCCCTTGGCACCGGCGTATCCTTCAAAAGAGGATACGTAACTCAGCTGTACTATCATAACCTCAGTCAGCGATACGTCATGGATTATGTTTCTGGTACTCCATGGGTTGACCGGATTGAGGCTCATGAAAATACAAACTGTAGTATGGTGTACGCTACTAAAAGTCGGATTAAGTTGACCTCTTTACCGAGGCCTACCTTACCAGCTTTTAGTGCCAAGCTTGGAGCTCAGCGGATACTTTCTGCTGCTGCTCTCCTCCGAACAATACTATTAGGAGGAGTGTCGGGACGACGTTTCTGACACCAGTATAGTACAATCACCCGGGTTTTCAATCCGGCGTCTGAAAGGACAACCACGTGCCTGCACGTGCTAATATTACCATCAATGATGGTCAAGCGGCTCCGGTCGCCCATACGTTCAACCCCACTTACGACAAAGATGCCGACATTTTCGAGGATCGAGTCGGTGGCATTGCCATCGGCTTTCCCCTCGTAACTTGTCGCTTCCGTCGGCCGGTTAGCGCCGGAAACGGCGCTTCATCGGACCCGAATAAACGTGTTTATCGGATTCAACTGAATCTGAATCAACCCGTTCTGGAGGTTACATCTGCGTCGACTGGAACCGGCATTCAACCTGCTCCGACCGTTGCGTATGTTCTTCGCACGAATTCGGAATGGGTCTTGCCGGAACGCAGCACACTCGCGAACCGTAAGGATCAAGTGGCGCTGTTTGCCAACCTTCTTGCCAACGCGGATATCAAGAAAGTTCTCCAGGATCTGGAAGCTTTCTGGTAACCACTATGCCCTTCACTGGGCCCAACATCTGTTCTAACAGCGAGGACTCTATGAAATGCATAGCTAAGTTGGTATCTCTTTCTCTTGACGGGCCGTATCCCTTCATCCTCAGGACTGTGTCGGACCAAGCAGTTGATCTTCCTTCCTACCAGAAAGTCGGTGGGGGGGAAGGCTTCTATACTTGGCCGTTACTAGTTCTGAAGGGTTGGGCGATATATGCTCGCGACGTCTCCCCGCCTATCCTAAAAGAACAGGAAGGTGTGGAGATTGTGTTTGAGAATGATGAAGAAAGCCTATCGTTCTTGTTTCTCCATAATGACTTCATCAGTTTTATCGAACGTCTTGAAAAAGACGGGCGATTGATGGGTCATAACTGGGATCTTGATGAGATGGCTCGCTACATCGCCGAAGCCGATGATGATCCAAAACCCGTGTCTTATTCTTTCGGGCTAGATCACCTAAGCTAAGGAGAGATGAAGTGACGCACAGTGCTCCCCTCGCGTTATTACGCGAGGTTTTCTTTGCCTATTGCAAGAGTGCTGATTCGCCAGTAAGTCTCGGGATGTGGATGCGTTTCAAGTACGAGGAGTTTTCACAACTCGTTACGAAGAACGTATCCCCGCTCGATTACACCTCTGTGGCTTCATTCGAGAAAGACTATGCCGTGGTCAAGTACTTGAGTAAGTACACAGACTTAACGACAGGAATCGATCTAGATGAAGTTGCAAAATCAGCCTGGGAACAGGCGGAAATCTCTTGCGCAGAAACCAACAACAGGCTTCGGAGTAGCAGAGTTCGTGGGACTAACCGCCCCCGCGTTGAAGCGGTACTTTTTACCGCTCGTCGTAAAATCTCTGCCGCTCTTGGCCGAATTGATTTGGCGGAAGCGCTTGACAGGTGTAGGTGGGGGCCAGGGTCGACGTACTCGCTGAGAGGCGAGTATGCGACTCTGGTCGACAAGATGCGGGAATACCCGCTCAATGTCACCCATAGAGCGTTGCCCTACCTTAAAGCAGTTGTGGAGGCCGACCCGCACTGGGCGAGTATACTCATCGCGCAGGATGTGGAAGGTCCCTTCAGCTTGCTTGCGAGCTGTTTCACAACAGTTCAAGGGTGTCGTGCGACGCTTGTCGCTAAATCCGCGAAGACTAAACGTAGCATTGCAATTGAGCCTACTGGAAATATATTCCTCCAGTTGGGTCTCGGTCGCTGGCTACGCAAGCGTCTTCAACGAGTTGGTGTCAACCTCGACGACCAGTCAAGAAATCAAAAGCTTGCATACGAGGGTTCTCTCTCGGGCAAGCTAGCGACTATTGACTTGGCCGCCGCTTCTGACACCGTCAGTAGGGAGCTTGTTTTCGAGCTCCTCCCTCTGGATCTGGCCTTACTACTTGACCAGATCAGATCTCCAAAAATATCCTGGAAGAAAAACGAATTCCGAACGCTAGAGAAGTTCTCCAGTATGGGGAACGGCTTTACGTTCGAATTAGAATCGTTGATTTTCTGGGGTATCACTTCCGCTGTTGTGGAAGTTCTGGAGACAGAGCAGCTAGTAGGGGTATACGGAGATGACATTATCTGCCCAACAGAATGTGTTCCACTGCTCACCGAGGTACTCTCGTTCTGTGGCTTCTCCGTTAATTCGGAGAAGTCGCATGACCGAGGTTATTTTCGTGAAAGCTGTGGTAGCCATTACTGGTATGGCAGGGATGTTACTCCTGTTTACCAAAAGGAACAGCTTAAGGACTTACCAAGCCTTTACCGAGCCTGCAATCGCCTTTACCGCTATGCTTTTGCTAGCGATTTTGGTGTATTCGCTGGTCGGCGTAGACCTTGGGTTGAGTCCAGCTGGCGGGCAACCGTCGGTGGAATAGCCGAGTACTTTGGCGTTTCCAAAGCTGTGTCGTCACAAAACTTCTTCTCTACGCTTGCGCAGAGAGGCTGTCACGTGGTCCCTTTTGGGGACGAATCAGATGATGGCTTAATGCTTCCCTTACGGGAGCTTTGGGCCTTTGTCTTGAAACACGACAGTGACGGGAGGTTCCAACTTCCTGTCCTTTCTTTCCGACCAAGGCAGAAAACTGCCGATGGTCGGGTCCTACTAGCCTACTGGCTACGTTTCGTACCTGAAACCTCCTTTGAAGGGAGGATTCCGGTGCGGCGTAGGGGTAAGTATCTCACTAGAAGGCGTTGGTTTTCATCCTTCATGTGGGTTCCTCACCCAGCGGCGCTTGACGTTGCCTGGTAACGCTTGGGGCCTGCAAGGCCCCAGGAAGTAGAACCAGG